TTAAGATAGCTATTCCTGGAGATCCTTATATTACTGTTGGGGATGTTATTTATTTGTATCTGAAAGCTCCAGGACCAGAATCCATTGGATCTGATTTAAAGAAAAAAGAAGATAAAATATATTCTGGGATATATCTAGTAACCGCAATAAGACATAGATTTAATCAAGATAATGATTTTGATACTACAATAGAACTATGTAAAGATAGTTTTATATCATCTGTTGAGGGATATAACACTTCAGGATTAGATACAGCTACTAATAATTCTTACATGAATACAGTTAAAACTTCTGGAGTTTTTTAATAATGTTAAATAAAAAGAATGTACCTGGATTAGATGGTTTTGTTTGGTGGACAGGTATTGTAGAAAATAGAAAAGATCCTTTAAAATTAGGAAGACTTCAAATTAGAACATTTTTATGGAACAATGATAATAAAGAAATGGTTCCAACTGAAAATTTATTATGGGCGCATCCTATATTTGCAACTAATGCAGCAAATGATACATGTACATTACGAGAAGGAGATGCTGTTTTTGGTTTTTATTTAGATGGAGATTCAGCACAAGCACCATTCTTCTTTGGAAGATTTCCTGACATTCCTGAAGTTTTATATCCAGAAAATAAAGGATTTTCAGATCCTGGTTTAAATTTAAACGAAAGACCAGTAGAAATTAATAAATGGACAATGACTTCTACTGGTGTTAGATATGAAAACAGAAGTCCTGAAAGATATCCAGCAAAGCATAAATTAAATCAGCCAACTACAAGTAGATTAGCAAGAAATGAGGATATTACTAGAACTGCTGTAACCTTTGTTAATGATAATATGACAAAAGGAAGTACTGTTTTTGGAACAGAACCCCAATTAGCTTTTAATCCAGTATATCCATATAATAATTCAAAAGAATCAGAATCAGGACATTATTTTGATATAGATGATACTAAAGATAATGAAAGAATTTTCTTAATGCATAGAACTGGAACTTTTGATGAAGTTGGGCCTGATGGAACAAGACATCAAAAAAATTGTAAAGATTATTGGCATGTTGTTCACGGAACAAGAAATGAATATGCAAAAAATAATTATAATTTAGAAGTTGGTGGTAATTATAATATGAATGCTAATAAAGATATTAATATATCTTCAGCATCAAATATAATTATAACTTCTTCAACAAGTGTAACTGTAGTATCTCCTTTGATAACACTGATTGGTAATGTTGTAATGAATTAATAGGCATTAATAAAAACCATAAATAGTAACATGAAAACAGTATATACACAACAACAAAATAGAATAGCTTTTTCAGATTTGGATCTTAATTTTAATATCCTTAAATCTAGTAAAAATTTAGATATAAACTATAATGATGATGCTATAAAACAATCAGTAAAAAATCTTATATTAACCAGACATTATGAAAAACCTTTTCATTCTAATATAGGATCTAGTATATATTCTTTATTATTTGAACAAATGACAGTAGCTACCGCTAGTATTATTGAAGCGGAAATTAATAGCGTATTAACTAAATATGAACCAAGAATAACTTTATCTGGAATAATAGTTAAACCTGATTATGATAACCATATATATGACATACAAATAGAGTATTATATAGTTGGTCAAACTACTCCTGTATCAATAACAGTATTTTTAGAAAAATTAAGATAATAGACATGCATATACTAAACCAAAGGTATAAAGAGGAAACCCTATGAGTGGAGCAAACTCAAACATTCAATTGACAGGATTAGATTTTGATGATATTAAAAATAATTTAAAACTTTTTTTAAAAAGTCAAGATGTATTAAAAGATGCTAATTACGAAGGAAGTGTTTTATCTACTTTGTTAGATATTTTAGCATATAACACTCATTATCAAGCATATTATTTAAATATGATGGCTAATGAAATGTTTTTGGATACTTCAACTAAAAGAACTTCAGTAATATCACATGCTAAGTTATTAGGATATACTCCACAATCTTATATACCATCTTCAGCTAAAATTAATTTAGTATTTAATAATGTTAAAACAGATTTTATAACTATTCCAAAATATACTAAGTTTATGAGTAGTGTTGTTAATGGACAAACTTATAACTTTATAACAAATGAAGAAATAACTGTAAAATCAAATAATTCAACAAAGTCTGCTACTGCTAATGATGTTATTATCATTCAAGGTGTTCCTATAGCACATCAATTTTTATATAGTAGCACTAATAATCCAAAATCTATATTTAAAATTCCAGATCCTACAGTAGATACTAGCACTATAAAAGTATTAGTGCAAAATTCCACAACAGATGTTAGGTTGGAGGTATACTCTCCACCAAAAGATTTATTAGCTTTAGATAGCAATTCATTGGTGTATTTTATTCAAGAATCTTTGGATGGATATTATGAAATTTATTTTGGAGATGGATATTTAGGAAAGAAGTTAAATGATGGAAATATAGTTTATATAACATACATATCATCTTCAGAAAATATATCTGTTGATATATCTTCCTTTGCTTTAGTTGATGATCTAGGAGACTATAGTTCATATAATATTGATATTGTAGAATCTTCAAGATCTGGTTCTGTTAAACAGTCTATTGATTCTATTAAATGGCTTGCTCCTAAAGTATATTCAGCACAAGAAAGAGCTGTTACTTTAAATGATTATATAGCACTAATAACAAAAAACTCACAACAATTTCCTATAGATTCTGTTAATGTTTGGTCTGGAGAATCTAATGTTCCTCCTATATATGGAAAGATATTCATATCACTAAAACCAAAAGGTGGATATTCATTAACAATATCTCAAAAAAATTATATAAAAGAAAATATAATAAAACCAATTAGTGTTGTTACTATAGAACCAATAATAGTAGATCCTGAATATACTTACGTTAGATTAGACATTAGTGCTATATATAATAAAAATAAAACATTAACTAGTTTAAATCAATTACAAGATTTTATTAAGTCAACAGTAAGTGATTTTTCTTCTAACACATTAAATACTTTTTATTCAACATTAGCTATTTCTGAATTATCTGAAAGGATTAATAATATTGATGATTCTATAATTGCAAATGAAATTGATGTTGTTTTAGAAAAAAGAATTATACCAGCATTAGGAACATCAAATAAATATACTATAGATTTTGGAGTTGCTATTAAGAGAGATGTTTTAAGAAAATCAGTATCTGTTAGTCCAACATTTAAAGTTATTGATAATTTCAATTCAGTTTTAAGAAATGAAGTTTTTGTTGAAGAAACACCATCATCAGGATCTTCTATAATTAGCATTCAGGTAATGTCTCAAGGATTTAACTATACTTCAGTTCCTACTGTTACTATAGTTGGAGATGGTAGTGGAGCAACCGCAGTAGCTGAAATATTAAATGGACAGATATCAAAAATAAATGTAACAAATAAAGGATCAGGATATACTCAAGCAGCAGTTCAAATATCTGGAGGTGGTGGGCTTAATGCATACGCTCTTCCTACTATAGATTCTCAAATTGGATTGTTAAGAAGTTTTTATTATTTAGATGGAAATAAAATAATTTTAGATTCTAACTTTGGTGTTGTTGATTATTTAAATGGCATAATAACATTAAATTCATTTAATCCAGAAGAAATTAATAATTCATTATCAATATTAAGTATAAATGTTGTTCCTGATACTACACTAATAAAATCTATTAATAATAGAATTATTACAATAGATCCATACGATTATACAGCAGTAAAAGTTACATTATCACAACAATGATACCAAATAATCACAAAACCTATTTAAATATTTTAAATAATATACCTCAGTATATTAAAGATGAAGACTCGTATGTAAATTTTATAAATTTCCTACAAGCATATTACGAATGGTTATCTGAAAAAGATAATGTTGAAGATAAAATAAACAATCTTCAATATTATATGGATATTGATGAAACTATAGAAGAATTTGAAAAATATTTCTTTAATCAATTCCTTCAATATTTTCCTGAAGAAACTTTAGTAGATAAAAGAAAACTTGTAAAATTCTCAAAAGAGTTATATCAAAGAAAATCTACTCCAGCCTCTTTTAAATTTTTATTTAGGGCTTTATATAATTCAGACTGTGAAGTTTTTGAAGCTAAAGATTATATATTAAAAGCCTCTGATGGTAAATGGGCTACAAGTAAAACAGTACAGATAAAAACTATTGATAGTAGGTTTTTAAAAGTAAGAAATTATTTAATAATAGGTGAAATTTCTAAAGCTGTAGGTAGAATAGAAAAATCTAAAATAACTGGAACAAAAATAGAAATATTTTTAAGTGATATAAACAGAGATTTTACCTCTGGAGAATTCATAAGAATAGTTGATTCTAATTTTCAAGATGTTATAATCGATGGTAGTAATTTAAGAGCTAAAATTTCTGGTTCAGTTAAAACAATTTTAGTAAACCCAAATTTCACAGGATTGAATTATTTACCTGGTGATCCTGTTATTATTCATAATGGACTAAATCCAGATGTAGAAAATCCTATTGGAGCTTTAGCTGAAGTTGAATCTGTTGCTGAAGGTGGACTTGGTAATATATTAGTATTAGATGGATCACAAGGATTTAGATTACATCCATATAGTGATGTTGAAATTACTGGAGGTGGTGGTGGATTTGGAGCATCTGCTCAAGTTATCGGTGTTGATTATACTGATCCTTTCTTGACAACAGGCGTTTCTATGGACACCGTATATAAGTACAGAAATATTCATTTGAATGATTCTGCTTATGGATTTTCTAATAATATGGTTGCTAATGCAAATACCAGATTAATAAATGCATTAACAACCCCAACATTTACCACATACCCATTAAAAGCAATATCAGTTGTTAATAAAGGTAGTAGATATGTTAGAATACCTGATATTAATGTAGTTTCTAACTATGCAACTGATATTCAAACTAAAGCAAATTTAGCAGCATTAAAAATATTAGGACCAATATCTGTTGTATCAAACGGAAGTAACTATTCGGTAAATGATACTATAATCTTTTCTGGAGGAACAGGAGCAGGAGCATTTGCTAATGTAACTTCTGTAGATGGATCTGGTGGTATAGTATCTGTAGATTATGTTTCTAATTATACTAATAATGGACAAATTTATCCTATAGGTGGATTAGGTTATAATGTTCTTCCAACATTATCAGTAAAATCTTTAACCGGAAGTGATGCTGAATTAAGAGTTAATCATGTTCTCGGTGATGGTGAAATAGCAACAGCAGCAACAGATTCTATAGGTCAAGTAAAATCAATAAAAATTATTGAACCTGGTGAAGATTATATAACAACCCCAGCAGTATCTTTAAGAATAATGGATATTGCAGTTGCTAACGTTTCATTATTAGAAATACCATCACAAGGATCAAAAATATATCAGGGAACTGCAAATTCATCAACATATAAAGCAATTTTATATTCCGTAAATCCTATATCAGCACCAGAAAATAAATTTGTTTTAAGAGTATATGATTATTCTGGAGTTATAAAAAATGAACCTTTATATATTGATAAAGATACTATTAATGATCAATACTTTTCATATACAATATTAACTGATTATATATTTGGTAGATATAATAATGGTATTATTTATTATGGAAATGGTTCTGCTAGAGCTAATGCAAAATTATTAACAGGAACAACTGCATATGATGGAAAATATTTAAATGCTGATGGACATTTAAGTGCATATTGCAAATTAGAAAGTGAAGTATATAATAATTTTACATACTTTTTAGATGTTAACATTGAATTCAACAAATATAAAGAAATTTTATATAATGTTTTAAATCCTGCTGGGGTTAAGGTAATTGGAAAAAATATTATTTTAAATAATGATAAATTTAATAATGAATACAATCCTTTTGTATATACAAAAAAACAAAATATAAAAACTTTATTTGGATCAAATGCAAATGGTGTGATGGTTCTTTCTGATAGTATAGGAAGTAATATCATTCAATTGTATGGAGTGTCTGCAAACACATTAGCTTCATATATTGATCCTGATGTTGATGAAGTTAAATTAACTATTATTAATAATTCTCAGAGTGTTTCTCAGATGAACATTTTAGTTAATAGTATGTTAATTCCAGAATTCCCACCAATAGGTAATACAATATATCAAGGAAGTTCTACATCACCAACATTCTATGGAAGTTTGTATGATTATGGTTTAGTATCTGAAAATTTATATGAGATTGTGTTAAAAGATTATCATGGAACTATAGATACTTCCAAAGGTGCTCAAATATATTGTGATAAATCTACAAATAATGATAAATATTATACATTCCCTATTTATCTGGATAGTTATTATCCATATATGAAAGGTATTACTTCATATAACAATAGAGAAATTTTCTATTCAACAATAACTAAAGTGGTAAATACCAGCATAGAGTTAGAATCTTATAATATTATTAAATTTGATGGAGTTGCTAATGGATATTCATATAACGATAGCATTATTCTAACAGACATAAACAATAAATTTAATTTGATAAATAATGGAAAATATAGTTCTTCAGAAAAACTAAGAGACATGGTTTTTGTTGGAGATCTAATTAATACTTCAAACAATACAGATTTAGTTGTTACTGAAGTAGATTATTCAAACAACGTTATATATTTTGCTTCAGGAACTGTTAATTCTGATGGTGATGAGACTAGTCCAGTTGAAATAAATATTACAAGAAACTTTAATTCAGACGAAATTTACATAGAGTTTTAAATAAAATTATGACACAAACATCCAATAACATAGGAATTTTAACATCTAGTTCTTCTGTACATGAAATAGAAAAATTTTACTATGCTCCTATATCTTATTATGCAGATACAAGAAATATAATATCTAATTTATATTGTTTCTTATCATATGATAGTTCTATAGCAGAATTTGATATATCAGGAAACACAACAACAACTCCTGTTGAAACTGCAAAATCAATAAAAGAATATCATAAAAATATATTTGCAGTTAAAAGAATATTAGATAGTGATATTTCTCCAGTAATTCAAAGAATAAATTGGAAAACAGATACTTATTATGATATCTATAAAGATAATGAGTTTATGTTTCATAGAGACTCTGATGGAAAATTAATAAAAAATTTCTATATTATTAATAAATACGATCAAGTGTTTAAATGTTTATGGAATGCTAAAAATTCAGATGAACATTATGATGTAAGTTCAATTTCAAAATCAAATAATGTAGTTTCTATATATCACTCTGGACCTGATGTATTTCAAATTGGAGATTATATAACTTTAGATAATGTTAATCCTTCTGAATACAATGGAACTTATGTTGTAGTTGATGGTAGTTATGGTATTGCAAATGTATCGTATGCGTTAAATACTTCATATTCAGTTTCTGCAAATTCAAATTATACTTCAAACGGAATTATATATTATGCTTCATTATCTACTGAAGAACCTCAATTAGATGTTGGTACTTTTGATAATTCTGTTACTCTTTATACAGCAGATGGTTATAAATGGAAATATATCTATACTGTGGATAAAGGACAAAAAGAAAGATTTTATACTAAGGATTATATTCCTGTTCCTATATCAGTAGACACACCTCCAAATTCATATATAACAGAATCAGGGGCTGGTTCTTTAGATATAATAGGAGTTTCTTATGGAGGAAATGCATATTCTGATGGAACAACTACAACTACAGTTAATATAACAGGCGATGGTCAAGGAGCTAATGCTGTTGCTTATGTTGTTGGTGGTTCAGTATATGATGTTATTATAACAAATGCAGGATCTAATTACACTACAGCAAATGCTGTTATAGTACCAAGTTTTGGTCAAGGTGGATCTGGAGCTATTTTAGAACTTTATCCTTCTCCAATAGGAGGTCATGGGTTCGATCCTATAGCAGAATTTGGATGTAATTCTATAATGGTATCTGCTCAATTCTTTGGAAGTGAGGGTGGTACAATTCCAACTGATGTTTATTATAATCAAATAGGATTGTTAATTAATCCTTATGCTAAAAAAGATCCAGATAATCATGCTAATTCTACTATATTCTTAACTTCTACTATATTATCAGTATCAGCTACTATCTCACCATTTACTCAAGGAGAAATATTGATACAAGGAGAAAGTATAAATAATTATATATTTAAAGCTGAGTGTTTATCATATGATGCTATTAATAATGTATTATATGTTGTTAATACTCAAGGAACTGCAACTCCTAATTATGCTGTTCGTGGTTTGAGTTCAGGAGGATATTCTATTGTGTCTGGTTTTACTAGTCCAACTATTTCTCCATATACTGGGTATATAACTTATATAGAAAATATCCCAACAGCAATAAGAAATCCATCAGATACAGAACAATTCAATTTGATAATAAAATATTAAGGTAAAAAATATGTCGCTAAATTTTTCAAATTCTCCTTATTGGGATGATTTCAATACCAACAAAAATTTCTATAGAGTTTTGTTTAAGCCAGGATATGCTGTCCAAGCTAGAGAATTGACTCAACTACAAACTATAGCACAAAGTCAAGTCACAAAATTAGGTGATCATATTTTTAAAAACCATTCTGTGGTTTCTGGCGCAAAATGCACAGTTAATATAAATGTTAATTATATTAAATTGAACGATTTAGATCCTAATGGATTTGAAATAATAGCAAAAGATTTTTTAAATGCTATCATTAATAGTTCAGATGGTTCTGTTGTAGCAAAAGTATTAAATACTTCAGAAAAACAAATAGATAATTTAGGAAATCTATTAGAGCCACCGACATTAATAGTGTCATATATGTCTGGAGATAATTTTACTAGTGGAAGTTCTATTGTTGTATCAGGATCAGAGTTAACAGCAACAGTAATTTCTGAAGGTTCTATATATCAACCAGCAGTTGGACCATCTTCTATTGCATCTATAACTGATGGTGTTTTCTATATTAATGGAATTTTTGCATCAATACAACAACAAACAGTAAATATAAATGAATATTCAAACACACCTTCAGCAAGAATAGGTATATCTATAGTTGAAAGTATTGTAAATTCATCAGATGATCCTACATTACTAGATCCTGCTCTTGGTTCATCAAATTTCCAAGCTCCTGGTGCTGATAGATATGCTATTAATTTAGTACTAACAACAAAACCTTTAACATTAGATCAAGATTCTAATTTCATAGAACTAATTAGAATTGAAAATGGAGTTCTTGCTAAAAATGTTGTAGATACTCAATATTCAGTTATTGATGATTACTTTGCTAAAAGATCTTTTGATACTAATGGTGATTATGTATCTAATAAATTTAAATTAACTCCTAAAGCAAATCCAGATACAGCAAATGCAGACAGTACATTTATTGTTACTGTAGGGAAAGGTAAAGCTTATATTAGAGGATATTCTGTTGAAAACACTGGAGATTATAATTTAGTAGTTAACAGAGCTAGAGATACTGCTTCTGTAGCAAATAAATCTATCTATTTAAATTATGGAAATCATGTATATTGTAATAATGTAACAGGATTTTTTGATTTTAAATCTTATACTTCTGTAGATATTCATTGCACTCCAGTTGCTAATACCAATAACACAACATCCCAAACATATTCTTCTACTATTGCAGCGACAGCTAAAGTTAGAGGAATGCAATTTGTATTTGCTGAAAATTACAACAAAGCAAATACATTTGTGTATGAAATGTTCCTTACAGAAATACAAAATAATGTATTAAGTGATTCTGCTGCCAATACTTCAGCAAATACTATAACTTTCCCTAGTTATTTTTCAGATGTAAATAATGCATATGTTGGAACTTATGTAAAAATAATATCTGGTGAAAATAATGGAGATATAGCTCAAATAGTATCATATGATGGATCTAGTAGAAAAGCTTATTTACTTGGATCAACAAACGGAAACTTTAAATATCTTCCAGAAACAAATTGTCAATTTTCAATTTTATTTGGAACAAAAGATTTTGAATCATTATATAATGTTGATGATGTTAGTAAAAATATAAAAGCTCAAATCTATCCAACAAGTAAAGTTGATGGATTACCATCAGGTGATACTATATTAAGAAACGCAGGAAATCAAGAACTAATCTATAGATTAGAAAATAATTATATTGTTCCTGATTCTATAACAGGAACATCTTATTATTCATGGATTAGATATACTAACCAACCTATCAATGTAACTTTATCAGTTTCAGGTTCAGGAGTTATGGAATTCCAAGGAGGAAGCGATGGAGTTGAGCTTAGTGTAGATAAAATTAATGAAAACTTTATATGTGTGGTTCGTAATCCTGGAACAGGACATGGGTTAAAAGTCGGAGATATATTCGTATTTCAAGGAATATCATCTAATGGTATTAAATTAGCTGCTTCTGGTGGTTATAGTGGTGCTCTAGCAACAATAACAGTAACTGGATATTCTGATGTTTATGTTGATATATTTGCTAAAGTTTATATTAATAATGCTGACAATACTGCTTATATCAGAAAAAGTAAAGTATTAAATTCAGCAAATTTAACATCTGTTGCTATTAGTGGTACTCAAGTTGTACCAGGAGAAGTATTTGTAGATACTGTAAATTCACAAGTTTATATTGCAAATAATTCATTTAACACAGCATCTCAATCTTTATATATTTCAGATGTAACCAAAATATTAAAAATAATTGATACTGGGGTCGATGAATTTGGTGATCCTAGAACTGCAACTTCTGATATGATTCCTGATCCTACATATGATGTAACAAGATATTATACATTTAGTAATGGTCAAGGAGATAATTTCTATGATCATGCTTCAATTAAATTAATTCCAGGATCTCCTCCTCCAGTTGGAAATATCTTAGTATTATTATCATATTATGATCATACTGGTGGTGATGGATTCTTTACCGCAGGATCATATACTGATGTTAGATATGAAGATCTTCCATCATATGTTGGAAAAAGCAGCGGAACTTTATATAATTTAAGAGATTGTATTGATTTTAGATCTAGAAGAAAAAATGCTAATTCTGAATTTATAATAGATTCTAACATATCTAATCCTATAGGAATTCCTATTGATGAAACAAAATTCACTCTACAATCTTCATATTTCTTAGGAAGAAAAGATGTTATTGTTATCAGTAAAGATAAAAATATATCTTTAATTCAAGGTATTTCTGATTTAAACCCAAAAGAACCTAATGTTCCTGAAGGAGCTATGTTACTTGGTAAATTAACATTGGAACCTTATACTGCATATCTACCTTCAGATAATCTATTTGGAGGAGCTTCTAGTGTTTCTCTAGAATATGTTAATCATAAAAGATGGAGAATGGAAGATATAACAACTCTAGAAGATAGAATCAACAGACTAGAATATTATGCATCTCTAAATTTATTAGAGCAAAGTGCTACTAATATTCAAATCAGTGATGAATTTGGAAATAACAGATTCAAAAATGGTATTATGACAGATGATTTTAGTAGTTATAATATAGCTGATACTACTAATTCAGATTTAGCATGTTCTATCTCACAGGTTAAAAAGAGACTTTTTGCTAGAACTAATGTTCAGAATTTCCCATTATTTGTTAAGGACTCTCTACTAAGTTTCAGTAGATTGGATGCAACAACATTATCTGGAAAACAATACGCATTACACAATAACAATAACACAACTTATGTTAGTTTACCTTATACAAAAGTTAGTGTTGCTAGACAACCATATGCAACTTCTACTGTAAATATAAATCCATTTATGTTTATTACTAAAGAAGGTGTTTGTGAACTAAGTCCTCATATGGACAATTGGATTAGTACAACAAAATTACCTGATTTGTTAATTGTAAATCCTAATACCACATTATATTTACAATCTAATACTGTTAACTATCTTGCAGATTATCAAACAATATCATCATCTCAAGCTGAAAGTAAAACTTTAGATAAATCTGTATATGCTGTTCCTAGTACTGCTAGTACTGGGGTTGTTCCAGCAAATATGACTGAGCAACAGATAATTGATTTCATGAATGTTTATGGTGGAGAAAAATATTATACAGTAAATGGGAAGGATGTTGAATTATCAGTTGCAAAAACTGCTCCATTAAATTCTCCTTTATCTGCTGCGTATCTATCAACTTTAAGATCTGCTATAAATGTGTTTATTTATAGAAAATATGCAGTGACTGGGCAATGGTCAGGTATTGGTATTAATGATTTAACAAAAGTAACTACAACCACAACATCAACAACATCAAAAACAGATGTTTGGGGTATGTGGGAAAGTTTAGGTAATAGTTACCAAACTACAAATGGATACATAACAGATGTATCTATGAATCCTTATATCAGAGCACAACAAATTGAAATATCTACTTCTGGTTTATTAGTAAATACTCCTGTTAGTGCGTTTTTTGATAATACTGATGTTACTACTAGATTTAAGCAATCTAATGTTCTTAGAGTTTGGTCAAATCCAGTAACAGCAAGAGGATTTAAAGTTGGAGATATTATAGCATATTATAATAGTGCTACTACAAGTTTTGTTCCTTTTGCTAAAGTATTAAATCTTAGTACTAAAACTTCAGTTTCTAATTCTAGTATAATTACAGGTACTAGATTATATCAACAAAATTTAGATTTAGTTTGGGATATAGATGCAACAGTTTATGTTAAAGATAAATTATTAAATTATGATATCTTTGCTATTTCTTTTAATACATCTGGAGCAGTTACTGGATTGTCAGCAACAGGTGTTTTCATCTCAATAGATAAAAAATCTGGAAAATTCTTAGGACAAACAAGTAATACTATTATTATTCCTAATGTTGGAGCAAATACTAGTAATATTATTGGAAAAATATTATATCAAATAACAGATAGTTATGAAATTAAATTCCCAATAGTTAATGCGTATGAATCTGGTAACACCATTATCATTACCACAAATGTTAATTTAATGGCTAATACGTTACAGAATACTGTTTATGATATTAAATCTAATAATTTATCAGGAATGTTGAAAACTGATGAATATGGAAAATTAAGTGGAGTTTTCTATCTACCAGCAGATCAATTCCATACAGGAGAAAAATTATTTAGAATTGATAATAGAATTGCAAAGAATATTGGCACAGAAACAACTTTTGCTCAAGGAACATTTTTTGCCACAAGTTTAAGTACTAAATCTCAGAATTTAGATTTTGCTCCTGATATAAGTTCAGCTAGGAATACTTTAACTAGAACTGAAATTGCTACTAAACAAGTAATAACTCAAACTGTTTCTGGTACTGTAACAACAGTAAACTATCATGATCCATTATGTCAAAGTTTCATTTTATATTCTGATGTTACTCCAAATGGAGTATTTGTAAAATCTTTAAGATTCTTCTTTAAAACAGTACCACAATATGATACTAGCCCTGTTACAGTTTCAATATTAGGCACTACTAATGGATATCCTAATGGAGATACTTTACCATATGCTATTAAAACTTTATCAGTAGATGAAATTAAATATACAGATGCTCCTAATATTGATGATGCATTATCATATACTGAATTTGAATTTGATGTTCCTGTTTATATAAAGCCAGATACTATGTATGCTGTTATGGTTAAATCTAATTCTAACGAATATACATTATGGAAAGCTGTATTAGGAGAAACTGCAATTAGTAGCACAACTCCAGGATTACAAAATATTAGAATTTCATCATCTCCTTATATTGGAAGTTTGTATGAATCTCAAAATGCTATAACATGGACCGCAAATCAAAATGAAGATTTAATGTTTGATATGATTGGATGTCAATTTGATATAACTAAAAATCCTACTATAGATTTTATAGTACCTGCTGGATTGCCAAAAAGAAAATTAGTTGATAATTCTTTGGTATATTCTTCAAATTTAACATCTGCTATTGATTCTTCATATTCTGGAATGACTGCAGAAAATGTTTTAGTTAGTTCATTCAATGTAACAACAACTGATTTAAGTTTTGATGTAGCTCCTATTTCATATACATATAAAGCAACAAAAGAGTCTACTGGAGCATTGGATTCAGTTCCAACTTTAATAACACCAGGAAGATTCGGAACAGCAACACTGAATGATGTTGATTTAGGAGATGGGAATGGTAATAGAATATTATTATCAAGTGCTGCCAATTCATTTATATTATCGGCTTCTATATCTTCTAGTGATAAATATTTAAGTCCAATTATATCTGAAGCAGGAACTTCACTATATGCTACTCAATATATAATTAATAATTTAGAATTTACAAGTTCTAATATTACTATTGCAAATAGTGGAATTGGATATTCTAATAGTTCTATTATATCTGTTAGAAGAACTTCTAACACATCAGGAAGTGATACACTTTTAAGTTTAGAAGCAGATGCTAATGGAAAGATTTATAAAATAAATACAATCTTTGTTGGAACTGGATATGCATCTACTCCTGAAATTGTTATTACTGATGCTAATAGAGGTGGTAATGCAAATGCAGTATTAACTGTTACCGGAGAAACCTCTTCTATTGGTGGTAATGCAGCTTTAAGATATATATCAAAACCAGTAACTCTACATCCTGGATTTGATGCTGGAGATTTAAGAATATATTTTACTGCATATAGACCAATCAACACAGATGTTTTCATATACTATAAAATATTAAATAGAAATGACACACAATTGCTTGTTGATAGTGATTGGCAGTTAATGACATTAATTTCAGGAAGAACTACATATTCTTCTTCTAAAAATGAATTGATTGAGTATATAGCTGCTCCTGGTATTGATGGTATTCCTAATAACACGGTAACATATACTAGCAAAGCAACTAATAATAGTTATATTTATTTTTATCAATTTGCAATTAAGGTAGTTTTAGTATCTAATGATAGTACTATAATTCCTTTCTTAACTGATATTAGAACTATAGCTCTTCCTCCAATGATTCCAACAGCAGTATAAGTTATGACAAAAGTAAAAGTTGAAGGTACTTGTTTTGTAAGAGACATTGAAAATATGTCTCTTATAAATAATAACAAAGGTGAATTAGAACAATATAATTTAAAAAGAAATATTCACCTAAAACAAAGTCAAGAAATAAAAGATATAAAAAGTGAGGTATCTTCTATGAAAGAAGATATCTCTCAAATAAAAGAATTATTAATAAAAATGTTAGACAATAAAGGGTAAATAAATGCCAATCGCACAAATATCTTTAGCCAATACTTTCTCAGAATTTCTTGGAGCTACAGTAAGTTTAATTACTCAGTCTAATGTTTTAGAAACAGGAGACTATCATAAAACTTCTAATACATTATACTTAGATTCATCTGGTACTGCTCTTTCAGTAGCAAATAATGCTGCATTCAATGGACAAGTAAATTTCAATGCCTTGGGAACGTCGATAATAATAAATAACGACGCTTTTATTGGAGGAAATATAAATGTATC